GACAATCTTGATAGCCTTATTGAGCATAATGGTGAAGTAGCATGGCTTTCCGTAAAGGGCGGCGGTGTGGGTGGGCATTGGTCAGACGTGAGAGGGATCAGCGACAAGGCTCCCGGACCGATCCCATTTATGAAAGTAGTGGACGCTCAGATGACAGCGTACAAACAAGGGAAGACACGGAAGGGAAGCTATGCGGCCTACCTAGACGTAAGTCATCCTGATATCGAGGAGTTTATATCCTTCAAAGTGCCGACAGGTGGTGACATCAATCGGAAATGTTTTAATCTTTTTAACGCAGTAAATATTACTGACGCTTTTATGGAGGCGGTAATTAATGATACAGAATGGAATCTCACAGACCCAAATACAGGAATTGTTAGAGAGACAATCAGAGCTCGTAAACTATGGCAACGAATGCTTGAAGCTCGGTTCAGAACTGGCAGTCCTTACCTTAACTTTATCGACACAGCCAGAAGAGGCTTACCAGAAGCTCAAAGAAAACTTGGATTGTCAATTAATGGCTCTAACCTCTGCAACGAAATCCATCTCGCAACAAGTGAAGAACGCACAGCAGTCTGTTGCCTCTCCTCAGTCAACCTCGAAAAGTACGACGAGTGGAAAACAAGCGGCATGGTTGGAGACCTTATCAGACTCTTGGACAACGTGCTTCAATACTTTATTGACAACGCACCAGAAGAACTGGGAAAAGCTGTCTACTCAGCTTATAGAGAACGTTCAATCGGCCTCGGAGCAATGGGCTTCCACGGCTACCTCCAAAGCAAAGGAATAGCTTGGGAGTCATGGCAAGCGGCGAGTGAGAACTATGCAATCTTCAAAGACATCAAAGCCCAGTCTCTTGAGGCCACCTACTCGCTCGCTGTGGAGCGTGGTGAATGTCCTGATGGAGTGGGTTATGGTGTTAGAAATATACATCTGTTGGCTATTGCTCCTAACGCTAATTCTAGTATCCTATGTGGGTGCTCTGCTAGCATTGAACCACGTATTAGCAACTGCTTTGTGCATCGTACTCGTGCCGGGAGTCATACTGTTCGCAATCCGTACTTGGAGAAACTTTTAGATGATAGGGGTCAAAACACTAAGAAGGTCTGGCAAAGCATCCTTGAAAGCGAAGGCTCTGTTCAGCACTTGGAGTTCCTATCCGACAGTGAGAAGGCTACGTTTAGAACAGCGTTTGAGATTGATCAGGAATGGGTTGTGGAACACGCCGCAAAGAGACAGGAGTTTATTTGTCAAGGACAGAGCGTCAACCTATTCTTTCCATCCGGCACGGACAAAGCTCTCGTTAATCAGACACATCTCAAAGCTTGGAAAGAAGGACTTAAAGGCTTATATTACTTGCGGACGACTGCGGGGGTTACAGCGGAGAAAGTTGGCACTAAAGTAGACCGTAATGCGTTGAAAGACTTTGAAGACGATGAAGGTTGTGTGTCATGTCAAGGCTAGAGGTAAAACTAAAAAAGATGTGGTTGAAACTTCTTAGAGCATCGTGTAAAAAGAATTGGGATAAGGCCCGTAAGTTACATGCAAAGATCATCGGGTTGGAACTGGAGATTAGAAAGAGTGAAGGAAAAAACAAACAACCTACTGAAACGTCTGGAACTCGTGAAGGACATGGACCCATTCAATCGTAAGCTTCTGAATGATAGTTATAATCTATTACAAGAGCTACAGAGCGAAGTTGACAGATTAGTGTATCACAATAATAATCTCATGAATGTGATATACCAAAATCAAACTAGCATAGAGGAGTGATAATTTGAGTTTACTGGAGAGCAACGTAACATACAAGCCCTTTGCCTATCCTTGGGCTGTCGAGTACGCCACACAACATGAGCGTATTCATTGGATCGAGGACGAACTGGAGCTACAAACAGATGTCAATCATTGGAAGTCGGGGGCACTATCGTCGTCGGAGAAAAACCATATCACCCAAATCCTGCGGTTATTTACGCAGACAGACGTGGCGGTTGGAACAAACTATCTTGAGTATTACATTCCCAAGTTCAAGAACAATGAAATTAGAGCCATGCTCACAGCCTTTGCTTCACGTGAGTTCGTCCACCAACGAGCATACGCCCTACTCAATGACACTCTCGGACTTCCGGAAGAGGAGTTCCAAACATTTTTAGAATACAAGCAAATGTCTGCAAAACTGGAGTTCATGTCCGGATTAGACGTAAATTCTATAAGCGGGACAGCCCTTGCAATTGCACGATCTGTGCTGAATGAAGGGATGAGTTTGTTTAGTGCGTTTGCAATGCTTCTTAACTACCAGAGATTTGGAAAGATGCCGGGCATGTGCACTGTTGTCGAATGGAGTGTGCGAGATGAGAGTCAACATGCTGAAGGAATGGCTAAACTATTTAGGGAGTTCTGTAACGAACACCCACGCATTGTTAATGATGAGTTTAAGAAAACTATTTACGAGATGTTTAGAACTGCAGTCAAACTTGAAGACAAAGTTATTGATCTTGCGTATGAGATGGGTGACTTGGAAGGCTTGTCGGCAGAGGAAGTTAAGCAGTATATCAGATACTTGGCCGACCGGAGGCTCATCCAGTTGGGTCTCAAGCCAAATTGGAAAGTCAAAGATAACCCCCTCCCGTGGATGGAGGAGATTATCGGCGGTTCGTCTCTCTCGAACTTTTTTGAAAAGAGAGTGACAGACTACAATGCACACGGATTAGAAGGAGAAGACTGGGGATGGTAACAGCGAGATTTCACAATGTATTTGGATTGTCAATTGAGACAGTAGAGTCTCAGCCAGTCTTAGGATGGAAGGACAGTGAGACCATTGACGAAGCACAGGTGTACTTCTTCGATGGTTGGGTTGTGAATGTACCTTTCTGTAAGATTATGATCGGAGATATCTTTGAAGTTTTTGGATAGCTAACTCTCCAGAAAGCTATGCCCCCTACATGGGGGCTTTTTTATTCTTCAGGTGGTGTCTCTAGCCCTATTAACTTATCTAAACCTCCTGCTATGAGAGAGGCGTTAGTTAGTCGAGTCATAAAGTTTGGATTACCTGAATTTTCAGCAAGGAATTGTGTACTCGCCGCACGTCTAACTTTCATCATGGTATCTTTAAAAATTTTATTTTTTAATGACTCATCTAATTCTCGAAAACTATCCGATAACACAACCGATTCAAGTATTGGTGTTGCTAACTCGGCAGATAATTGCCGTATCCGTGCAAGCTCTTCGTTATTTAATTTCATACCTTTTTTAAAACTCTTATCCACAGGAGCATAAGCAATACCAAGAAGACCAAGCTCTTGTTGTAACTCTGTGCGGTCCACCTCGTCTGCAGTACGGATACCTGTCCAGATATCTAGGATATTGAGCATACGCTTCTCACCATAGACTCCGTACATAAATGGCAGAGACTCACGGAATCCCGGGATACGTTGTTGCATCTTCTCTAGGAATGTAGTTGCCTGTCTATCATAGGCTTGGCCCGATAGGAGATCTGGGCTGTCGATTGTACGTGCAATGTTGTTTAACAAAGCACCGTAAGGTACTACAACACGCCCAAGTCCTGCAGCAACATTGCTTAGATTTTGAGCAGAAGAGGCTTCCAAACTAAGAAGATTGATAGCATTGGCAAGACCTTCCATGAAAGACTTACCTAGAATGTTCTGCTTGAGAGACCACATTGTAGGTGTGACAAGTTCGTCAAAGTCTCTTTCATTAAGTTCTGTTGTCGAGTCAAGATAGTTATCAATGTTTCTTGACAGGTCTGAAATCAAACCAAACACTGTAGAAAGTGGTTCGATCTTCTGATACGATACCCATCCCATCGGAGTCTTAATAGACAACTCAGGTATACCACTGTCACGTAGCATCTGACGCTCATTAGGATCGGCGGGGTAAGCTCCTGTAATCAAACCTTGCTCATACAATGTCCAAGCGGTTGCAAAGGCTCCAAAGCCAATTGATTGTCTTGCGAGGATTTCGGATCGTGACATAGGTACAGCCTTGCCTACAGCCATATCGTCTGCATAGCGATAGAGTTTACCCACACCATATCCAACTCCGGGCACGAATGTCAGTCCTTCCTTCAGGATATTATACGGAGTCTTGAAGAATGGTAGCATCAACATCAATGGTTTAAATTCACTACGGAATTGTTGTAAAGACTTGGCCTTACCTAATAGTTCCTGCTGAAAGATAGACATCTTTGCATAGTTCTGAGCTATCAGTAAAGGTGCTAGACCTTCCATCTGAGGATTGTCAACAGAGCCTACAGACTTCCAAGCATCGACACCCTCATCGCCTAATAGCTTTTGATTACGAAGCTGTAAGAAACGATCATTCAATGCTCTTGGATTGTCAGTAGTTTCTTCTAAGGCTTTGCGGTACGCCATTGCATTAAACTTTTGACGACGTAAGACAGCCTTCATACCTTCGTCGATACCGACTAGAAGCCGGGTAGGGAAACGAATCACCTCACCTAGAGGGCCCGGGATTGCTTTGTTGACATAATCGTATGCATCACCCATCAATGCACGAATCTCTTCAGCACTGGCATTCTCATTCAATCCCATCTTCTGAAGCATGCCATCGTATTGACCCTTTGTCATACCATAACGTTTGTAGTCGGTAACGTCGATATCCAGTGGCATACCTTTCGCAAAACCACGGCGGAACTGTGGGATAAAATCTGTGTATCCTGTGATAGAACCAGAGTACATGGACAAAGCTTCACGGAATATTTTAGGATCGACTGTGACAACACCCTCCATCAAACGCACTGTAGGCATTAGAAGACTTTGAGTGACACCAGAGATTAAGTTGATGAGAGGTGTACCAGTACCTGACAAAAGACCATTAATAGATACCTCAGATACAATATCCATAAATGTGTTACGTTTAGTCAATGAAGCTTTCGCTATTTCGTTGAATGCCCCATTTGCTCCGATGTCGTCAGCAAACTTGAGAGACTTCATAAAATAATCAAAGGTGCCTGCACATGTACTACTTAATCTTTTTGCCATCAATAACACCTCTGTCCTAACATCTCAGCAAGGGCTTCGTCTTTTCTTCTTGCTTTATTGACCATTCGCTGAGCATTCATCATGTCCGACGCACGAGTCAGTGAGCCAGAGATTGTCTGCTTAACCATCATAGAATTAAATGCTCGCTCTACCAAGTCACGTTGTATGTCAGCAGGGATGTCCTCTGCATTACCGTACTTCGTGATTGCATTTGCATAATCTTGTACAACTTCCTTGACAATCTCGTCAGCCTCTCGTTGCACTGGAGCCGATGCGATAATATCTTCCGGGTCAATCATGCGAGGATCAACCCCACGTAGACCTATAAAATAATCATTCAAGGAGCCTGCCTCACGAGCCATCTGTGCGGCACGTTTAGCACCTGCACTGGCCATCGCAGACTCTGTTCCACGTCCTTGCCTAGCAACACGACCTGTGGCTTTACGTGAGCCTTTACGGAATATCTGACTCATCATGTTAGCAAACTCATTCATAGATTCCGCTTCTAAGAATGGTCTTGCACGTCCACGAGGCGGGGCTTCTACACCGGGCTCAAAGACTTTACTAACCTGTGCGTCTGGTACATCCTTCTCAGGACGCTGACGCAATGCAGACACACGTGACGAACCAACAGAGCCACGTTCTTGCGCTTTTGCACTTTCGGTTACTTCTTTGATAATATCACGCCCAGTCTTAGGTGGTGTACCTGCTTGAACTGGTAAGACCTCTGCAGGAGCTTGCGCTTGCTCTCTGAGCTTCTGAATCTGTGCTAGTTCGGTGGCTCTTTTCTTTTCTGTTTGTGCAACTTTCGTGCCAATAATGTCTTTGTAAGCACTGGAAGCTCGCATAGGAATTGTTTTGAGATAGGGCTTGTTCTTCGTATCGGCCTTGACTTTCTTGCCAACACGATCGAACTCGGCCTTACCCATAAGCTTGATAGTTTCATCGTCAAGACCTGTAACACGCTTCGCATAGTTAATCATGGGCTGTTGGTTTTTACCGCCCTTGCCAACCATGTACAAAGCACGGTCAAGGTCATTATCAAATGTGACTCGCTTCTCACCGAATTTAGGAGTAGCCTTTCTAAACGAAGGCAACATAGACTCCATCTGATACTGAGGTGTCGTAGGAATCAACTCAGGCATTTCAGGTTGGATAGCCTGTGTAGGAACAACTTCAGTAGGTATTTCTTCACGTGTCGGAGGAGCTATCTCAGGCTCTTCAGCTTGTTTACCAAAGCGTTTAGCAAGAGCACCGGCAATACCACCGATAGCACCACCGCCCAGTGTTCCTGCTAAAATGTTAAAGACTGGGCTGTCACCTAGTTCTTCGAAGGTAGGCTCTGTAACACCTGCAATAGCACCTGCACCCATACCGGCTACAATATTACTACCAAGTTCTCCTGCACCTTGAGCGACCTTTCGAAACTTAGTAAACGGAACCAAGGCACCGACTGGATCAAGAATATCACCTGCAACTCTACCACCGGTAGCGGCAATAGGCTGTTGCTCTTGTGCTACACGATACTGAAACTCCCTAGCAAATTCTTCATCATCCATTTGCTGAGGTTCGCCATCGCCATAAAGCATAGACCGCACAGACTCAGGAAGAAGTTCCTCAAGTCCACGTGCTGTTGACGTAAATCCTTGACGTATACCCATCCCGGCGGCTTCTAATGCACCGATTTCTTCACCATACTTTGCTTCAAATTTGGCTAAAGTATCGTTTATTTCCTCGGTAGGAGTTCCGTCCTTGAACTCAATCCTTCCAAGTGGGTGATTGACTATGATAGCCATTAACGAGATGCTCTGTTAATTTTAGCTCGATCTGCTAAAGCGGCTACAATTCTACGGTATTCCTCTTGCTGATCTGCTGACATTACAGGTATTGCTTTCAATTCTGCTAACCGTTTTGTCAAAACTTTAGTATCAGCCTGCTGAAGGGCTTTCATTTCTGCTCCGGCCTCTGCTGATGTTTGCACTGTTCTACTTGGGGCAGGGGGTTCTATGGGCTGTCCCATGATATTAGGACGAGTGGGAACACCTTGCATCGTAGCCACCGTAGGAGCACGAGCACCACCCTTACCCGCTTCCGCAATTAACTGAGATAGGCTTGGTTGTTGGCCTCGTGCTGTACGAGAAGCTCCAGATTGTTGATTGATGCGCTCTTGTGCTTCAGGAGGGATATTTGATGTTGGAGCACCTTGTTGCACCCCAGTCCCTATACCTGCATTTAAGTAAATATTTGCGCCATTAATAGTATCATCGGGTTTTGGTTGAGCCGCCGCATTTGCTTGAGCCTGATTGCTTTCAATAGCCGCCGCTTCTTCTCTTGAAATTGGAATGACTCTTCCTGTGGCTGTGTCAATACGCCCTGTAATTACTCCGTCTTCAAGTTGGAATGTTTCATACGTAGGGACCACTGACGGTTTTGTAAGACGTTTTTCTACATCGGATAGCCCCGGAGCATACTGCAATGTAGAGCCAGTACGAAGCTGTTTAATTTCACGCTTAGGTTGCATTGCACGACCTTGTTGCATAAGCACCATAGCCGCCGCAGGATCAGACTGTTGTAGTATCTTAGCGGCTTCTACAATGTTGCCGCCAGAAGAGGCCATTGCTTCCTTGACACGTTCTGCACGTTGGACCATAGGACTACGCATATCTGTGCCTAAAGCACTACCAAGACTACTACTTAACATACCTGCAGTTTGATAGGCTTGTTGTAATAATGGGCTAGAGCCTGCCATTGTTCGCATAGTCTTTAACTCTTCTTCACGCTGTAGCCTACGTGCGGCTTCTGGGTCAAGAAGCTGTAGAATCATTGAATCTGCAATAGCCATTATGCGGTTGCTCCTGTTGTTGTACCTAACCCAACATTAATACCTAACGCACGAAGAACAGCATTAACACGAGCTTGCTCCAAAGCCGCTTCAGTTTCACCCAAACCTGTAATTGATTGCAAGTATGCAGGTCCAAGTGCTCCGAGTAGTTCGGCTTCTGATGCTCTTCCTGCTTGTGCCAATTGAGCCGCTTGCAATGCAGGAGAGAGTGATGATAACATCTGTTGCTCTGGTAAAAATGCTGTTTGCAATCCGGCCTGTAGAGTACCAAGCTGAGCTTGCTGTAGCTGTGATGGGGCCAGTTGTGCCTGCTGACCAAGACCAAACATACCTGAAGCTTGCTGTAGTGCCTGCTGTTGCTCTGCTGAGGCTAACTGACGTGCCTGCAGTGCCGCATTAGCTCTAGCCTCTTCTTGAGCCTTAGATAACGCCAGAGCCTCTGGAGTACCACCGTATAGAGCAGTTTGAGTACCTAAACGACCCTGTGCGGCTAGGCGGTTTTCAAGCTCAATACGCTGACGTTCTTCTTCAGGCATCTGTGTGGCACGAATCTGTTGGAAGATGTTTTGCGTGGCTGTGTCAAGTGGCTGTTGAGCCTGTGTCAGTGCTGTACCTGCACCGGTCAGTGCTTGCTGTGCAAATGGACTACCCATCCCACCAAGCTGTGTTTGTCCTGCTAATTGATTTAAGATGTTTTCTTGAATTTGTTGTGGTTGTGCTCCAAGCTGTGATGTCAATCCACCACCTGCACCAAACTGAGCAGTGCCCATTCCAGATGTCACAGTAAAGGGTTGGAATGCCGCCGCTTGAGCTCCTTGCTGTGCAATATCTGGGTAAGTCAGCGGTGTTGGTCCAGTAACTTGACCTCGGATATTTCGTATGTTTCCAAGTGCTGTTTCAAGACCTGAGTAAGCACCTGCAGCACCTACAACACCTGCTGCCGGTCCAAAAACATCTTCAAATAAAGCCATTAGTATGTACCTCCATCAATAGTACCAATAGTTGCAGTACCAGTGACAGATAGCGTTGGGACAGTTACAGTGCCTGTAAATGTAGGCGATGCTGTATCAGACTTAGTTGCCACTGCGGTTGCAATGTTGTTGTATTCGGCATCAATCTCTGTGCCTTTAATAATCTTTGCCGGGTTACCAGATGCCAAGTTATCCTTGACAGCAAAGTTGGTTGTCTTAGTATAGTTTGACATTAGATAGTCCTTCCTACGATAGCCTGTGCGGTCATTCTCTGAATAGAGACTGTTGACCCATTAATTTCTGATTCGATTCCCAGTTGCACTACTTGACCACCACCGGATGCGTTGACCTGTGGACGGTTTACCAAGACACCTGCGTTAAACTCACCGATGTTATATTCTGCAATGTTGTATTCTGCAATAATTTGCTCAGCGAGTGTAAAAGTTTTCTTACGATATGCGTATGAATAGTCATAACCCCAGTTGAGTGTTGCCTGAGTGTCACTACCACCAATGATTGTTACCTTAAGGTTCTTCAGTAGCTTTAGGTTTGATGGCGCACCGAAGTCAATGTAGTTGGTAAAGTACGACATAATGTACGTAGAGCCGTTGTCTGAGAATCCATCGTACTTTGCAATACCATCTGCCTTACCCAACAAGAGAGTCCCATCACGTAAACGGCAAAGGCAATTAGGAGTAATGCTAGTCCAACGAGTAACACGGTGTGCTCCATTTTCTAACGGTGCTCGCATATCAAATGCAAATGTGACACCGTTGTCTTCTAGGTGTAAAAGGTAAAATGCTTCTTCCGGAGAATAAACAGAATATATTCTACCTGTTTCTGACGCAACCAGTGCTGTCAATTCTGTGCGTACATTTGTAGAAATATCACGCATGGGTGCTGACTTTTCTTGGATGGTCCTGTTAAGGCTACGTAGCCCTGTGTCAGACAAGAAGATTAAATCAGGACCTGTTGTCTGAATTGAGTCTCTGGCAATACAACCTACACCAACAATTGTGTCTGCAAGAGACATCGTAGCAGGGTCATCAGCACCTTGATAAACTAGAATCTGAGTCTTACCAAAGATAAACAATAAATTATTGTGCACACCTAACGCAGTAATTTCATCGTTGCCATTAGGCCACACCTTAGAAACATCTATAGAACCAGAGCTTCCAGTGTCCCACTTGAAACCAGTGAGCAGGTCTGACCAGTATATCGTGGTGTTATCGGTTGTCGTTTTGGCAACCCAGAGTCTACCAAAGCCAGACTGCACAATATCACCAGAAGGAACCGTGCCACTGTAGTCTGCGTGAGCAGACACTTCGTCACACGTTGTACCATCATAGTATACTGGATCAGACCCCTCTCTAAATAAATAAATCACTCCGTTAAGGTTGGCACTGTCAAAGTTGCCATCACTAACGGTGTAACTTGCAGGTGTGATATCAGTAAGTGTGGTGGTTCCTTCGTAGATATTGGATGCAGAAGCACTAATCACTTCTGTCGTACCATCAGACTTAATAAACTCGCTGATGTGTACTAGATTTGTGCCCGTACCGTTGGTTGTAGTTATGTAGTCCCAACCCTTACGAGCACCAATACGACCAAACTGGTCAATGACGCAATTGTCAGCCACCAAAGCAAACTGCTCAGAGAGTGACGTAGGGCTGTCTTGAGTGTTTAACCCAAAGAAGCCCGGTGCTTGAATTGCAATGCTTTGTAGCTGTTTAGCCATTAGGTAACATTCCAAGTCGTCTCATCTGGATGATAGTTCTGATCCAGAGTGATTGCTGTACGTAGGTCTTCTTGTGCAAAGATTAACTGTTCGGATGCTGATTGACCGCCGGTTTCCCCACGCTCACGGAGAGCATAGGCAAAAGCAAATTGAATGATTGGTTGCGTAGGAACAGAGATCTCGTCTGCATCGTTTGTTAACGAGCCCTGCCGTATTTCTGCGTAGACTTTAATTGCGTACGCCGCATCTGGCGTAGGAGTCAGAATTAATTGAGCATCTTTGTTTACATCAATGCCAGAAATATGATAATATTTAGGAACACCTCGAGCATTTTCAGTAAAAGCTTTTGTTTGGTTGTTACGGATTTTGTTTTCTTGGTAGACTACAGTGTTTGTTGTAGTATTTAAGACATCAAATATTTTACCCCGAACACCAAAGCCAGTCAAGGAATATGCATCTGTTCCTGCTACTGTTGTGATATCAATTTCAGAACGAAGAGCAGTCCAGTCCCAAGCAGACTCGACGTTTTGGTAGGCATCGTTTACAAAGTCACCGATCAGCTTGGAGTATTCCGTATCGCTGACAGTTGCAACTTCTTCTTCACGGAGCCTTCGTAATACAGAGTTTACCAAGTCTAAGTATGTCATAAAGAATCCTTTAATACTAATTGTATTTTAGCATATTTTGTGATAAATGTCAAGACCTTAAATTGCTAATAAAAGATCAGAAATACGGCGAACCTCTTCATCGTCTTGAGTAAACATACCTCGACCACCACGAATAATTGGACTTTCCGGTATATTTAAGGTTTGAGTAACTAATGGTGGTAGAGGAATCGTCGGAAGAAGAACACCTATCGATGTATCTTGTCCGATAGGGCGGACACCTCCAGTTTGGTCCGTAGTTTGTGTTATCTGCGGAATGCTAACATTAAAGTCTGGTAAATTTCCAATATTAATATTACTAAGATTATTTAAACTATCGTAATTAACATCAGCTAAGTCAAGACCTGTGTATGGAGGCAAACCAAGTAAGGGTGTACCTGCACTTGGAATATTTATACCACCAAAATTTGGTAAAGTAACATTAGACAAGTTGTTCAAACTATCGTAGTTAACATCAGCTAAGTCAGGTCCTGTGTACTGGAACCCTAAGTCAGATAGCATACCTGCTCCTGCTAACTCAAGATTTTTACCGATACCTTCAAGTCCTAAGTCAATATTTTGTTGATTAAAGAACGCTTTAGCAATATCAGTGCCAGAGCCTCCTAAAACTGCAGTACCTCCGGCGGCTATAGCACCCTGCGCTACCCCACGCAACACATCATTTTGAATATCAATAGGAGCACCGGCAATCATACTTTGAATTTCAGGAACTTCTTTTAATTTATTCAATGCTGTTTGAGGAATATCTTGAATAGCCTGCATAGCTTCTAATGTCGAGCCACCTGCGGCTGAGATCAATTCTGCTGTGCCTAACCCTTCTAAACCATAGTTTTGGAATGCATTCATGATTGACTGATCAGTCAACATACCTGCTCCTAAATCACCAAAACCTAATGCGGTTTGAGCAAAGCTTACGTTTTCTGCAATCCCCGGTGCATTGACAGCCAAAGCAAGTAGATCAATAGTATCTAAGCCTTCACCTTCAATTAACTTCGTTCCTGCAGAAAGCATACTACCTAATGCCGGATTAGCAACAGCGATAGCTCCTAAAGCTAACAATGAAGGGTCGTTTTTAATGGCTTTAACGTAACCCTTTAACGTATCACCAACAACATTAATACCACTTTTGTTGTACTCTCCCGGATCTCCAATACGATCTCCGCTTGGACCTATTGCATCCGTAAAGCCTGTATTGTCTCGGTAATCTTGGTGTGGTAAATTATCATCACCTACATAGTCAATAAATTGCGTATAGGCAACAGCCGGAGGCTGAGTATCAAGCACTTCAGTAAATTGATTTGCAACATCGGTATTACCTTCGGATAATGCTTTATCACGTTCCATTTGAGCCAAAGCAATTCCGTTAGCCATAATTAAATCATCGTATGAATATCCAAGTTCTTGTTGAATATAATCACCGTCAATTTTATTACCTTGTTGTTTTTGAGTTCGTAAATACGTTCCAAGAGCTCCGATATCTCCTTGCATGATCCCGGAAATAGAAGCTCGCTCATCGGTTATTAAACCTGCTTCAGACTGCTCTCGTAAAGTGTTTGGAGCCCTTCCAAGAGTTGCTTCTGCTACACGTTCTTGAATAGTATTTACAGACACATTAGAAACTCGTGCTAACTGATCAGCAGTAACTCCTGCGTTTCGTGCGGCAGATGCTATTTCTGCATCGCTTGCGTCAGGGTTATTTGCTAACCATTCACGAACTTGTGAGTCAGAGATTGCCATTACTTCACCACTTCTTACAAGACCAATAACGGGCCGTCAGCTTACTAGGAGGATTGGTGTCACATTTGTGACGAGCACGAAAGCTCTTACGCCGTGCAGGTTGGTCTTTCTTGATTGTCATGTTGGGGTCACCAAAGCGGATAGTTTTGGTTTTGTTACCTTCTTTAGCAACAACAACAAACTTCTTAGAGCCACCCGGAGTACGCTTAGGCTTGTTGTAAGCACTAACACCTGCTCTGGCTAACTTTGGGTCTTTAGACTTTGGCATTTAGCCCCCTTGGATAATGTTGTTTTCTTCAATCAACGACACAAGCATTGTCATTTGTTGCGTAGCAAATGCAGAGATACTGTCACCTTCACGCATCATAATAAAAGAATTAATTGTTCCGCCAATCTGAAGAAAATCTTTAGCTGTTACCGTGTAACCTTCAAGGACAGAAAATGTAGAGTCTTGAGCCGCACTGTAATAATCAACCTCTACACTACCATTAGAGCCACTGGTATTGGTAATGTACATTAGCACCCACTGTGCGCTTTTACCTGCCGGTACAGTGTACACAGTCTGTGAAGTGCCTGTCAGTACAGCACCAAAGGTTTTCTTAATACTCATTTTTTCTTCTTCGCTGTTCTAGCGGCTTTTTTAAACGCTGTAGCGGTAGGTGCGCCTTTACTACCGGGCTTACGCATCTTTTCCTTGCTACCGGCTTTAATGCGCTTACGTTTAGCGTGGATATTCGCATATAACCCTCTAGCCATTACTTTTTCTTCTTCTTTCCGTACTG